CCGAACGAGTGATTTCAGATCGATAATCGCCGGGGATAACTTGGCGTGAACCGGAATCTTGCGGTCCAGTTCGTTCAACTTGTCGATCATTGCGAAGGCGTCTCTTGTTTCGGCTTGTCCGCCACATCGCCGCGATTGATCCGCGTGCGGTCCATCCATAGCATCAGGAGCGACACTAACTCGTCGTGTTCCTGATCGGTCAGCGGCTTGAACTTGTCGAGGTCGCGCCACGCCTTGGCCAGCGTAAAGGATGCCGGATGGCTCATACGGGCCTCTTGGGGAAGGATTCGAGCGGGACCGCCTAGCGAGCCCCCATACGGTGGACCTTTGGCTATCGTGCGGTGCTTTCGCCCCGTGGCTACTGCCGTTCCGCGCTAGCGCATGATTTTCGACGGCCACCATCCGGTGGCGCCGCCGCTCGAAAAAGTAACCCCGCCGGCCGTTGCGCATCGTTGAGAGGCGGGCGGGGCATTATATTCACCCTATGCTGTTCGCGCGAATTCGCCGAAATATTTATCAGCAGCTTCGCAATATACAGCATGGGCGGCAGATGGGTCGTCAAAAAACCCAAGGTAACGCACCTGCCCATCGTGTTTTATTTGGGCTAGCCACTTCTGCCTGCTTCGATTCCATGAAACACCCTTAAATCCAGACGTATTATTGGATTGTCGGGGCTTGTTCATTTTATTTTGTGAACGCGAGGCAGCACGGAGGTTGCAAAAGCGATTATCGGCCCGATCAAGATTGATATGGTCGATCTCAGCTTGCGGCCAATTTCCAGTCACCCAAAGCCACACAAGCCGGTGTGCTTGATATTCGCGCCGGTCTATCTTTATGCGGCGGTATCCTCGCTTATGCGAGGCGCCAGCAGGCTTACCAGCATGGTTCGAATTCCACTCGGGGCTAGCATCAGCCCGGTGCTTCCACCTAAGGGAACCCGTCTCTGGATCGTAATCCATAATTGATTGCAGATACGCCGCCGTGATATCAGTTTTCTCAGTCATTCGCCCGTCACCTCGGGTTAGTGATCAGGGGCCGGTTGAGCACGCCAATGCTCCCGGCCCCGTTTTCGCTCGAAACTCTTGGATCACAAAGCCCCGCCGTTTCCGATCCGGGGCTTGCGCAGGTGCAGGCGCGCGAATGATAATCCAACGCGCAAATCACAACGCTACTCTTTTCGCCGTTTTCCGGGTTACAGTCAAGCCCGCTTGCGCAAAACGAGGTCGCCAAGCCTATTAATTTCGTATTCTCCGCCGCCGATCCCCAAGTTATCCCCATGTTCCGATTTCATGCGTCCGCGCTCAGGCCCTTGCGCAACCGTATCGGTGAGTTTGGTGAGGCAGTCCAGAGCCTCAACAAGCCGGTGCAGAACGTAGCCCTCGGCTGAATGTAGGCGCCTGGAAATGCCATAGCCGCCCCCTGATTTCATGCTCCATTCGCTGGCATACATGCGGATGTTCTTTTCGTCGCCGCAGACAGCCGTCAGGACGCGAAAGCCCTGTTCTCCAACGCCAGGGTGGCGGGCGATGCGCCGAAGCCACTCTATGGCCTCCTGTTGCGTTTCTGTGAGCGTTTGGAGCGCGCCGCCGCCCTCCACATGCTCGCGGGTGTAATCAATCGCCTTAGCTCCGCCCAATTCGGCGTTAGCGTAATATTTGGCGAATATCTCGCCCGCGCTTTTCTGGCTATTGTCGATTTTGCCTCGTTTGCATAGCCCAACGAGAGGGGTCAGGCGTCGCCGGACTTCGATTGTTTCGCCGGGCTTGAGGGCGAAAGGGTCTTCGACTTTCACCACATGCGACGGCAGAGACGACGCGCCCGTTGCAACCTTTGCCAGTGTGACCGGCTTTTTCTTCCGCGCTTTGGCCATTGTCTTATTCTCCGGTCAGGGTTTTACGCGGAACGCAACTTCGATGCTTCGGCGGCCATCCGCTCAATCGCCTTGTCTTGCCTCGCCTGGGCGAGCGGGCCAAACTTCGGGCCATCAAGGGGCGTGGCGTATTCTGGACGCCAGGGGATGTTGCGGTCCGCGCAGAAGCGGCGGATCCAACCCGCATAAGCTTCGGTCTGGTAGCGGCCAACGAGGGTGTTTTTCATGCTACGCGCTCCGAGTGTGAGGGCGGCCATTCGGTCGGAACCATCCAACCGCCGCGAGCGTCAGAGGGGAGGGATTTTCCGGTCTTCTCGCGGAAATAAACGTCCCATGCCTCGCGCTGCTTCGTTTCAGCCTTGGCATAAAAGCCAGCGACGGACTGCACTTGGACAGCCACGGCGGCGAACCCATCAAAGCGGCGGTCCGAGATAAATTTACAGGCGTGAACCGGGCGATAGTTCGGGTGGGCCGAGCAATAGGCGCGGAAAGCCGGGATCGCCGCGAGCGCCTTGGCGCGGTCGCCCTCATCTAGCCTACGCCAGCGATCAAAAGCGGTTTTTTTCGCCATCAGCGGGTCAGTAGGGTAGGCGGTCCAGAATTGTTCAAAAGCATCCGGATACTCGATGCGGCGCTTAGCAGGTTTCTCTGCGTCCGGTTCCGAGCCTGAATTTTCCGAATGGTCCTGTTGCCGGGTTTCCGGCAACGGACAAATATCTGTTTCTTCCCTTCCTATATCCCTTTCCCTATCCCTCTCCCTTGGAGCCTGTAACAGAGCGTCGCCGTCGTCTGTAACAAGCTCTGTTACAGAAACATCTTGCGCGCTGTCACATGACGCAGACGCTTTCTGTCCAAGCTTTGCCCGGCGCGCCGCCTCAGTCCGCGCACGTTGGCGCATCTTCGCTTCCCATGCGTCGTTCGCCTTCTCTGCGATCAGCGGATGATAAAACCGCCCGTCGTCACAGATCACGAACCCGCGCAAGGCCTCGTCCTTAAGCTTGACCCACTCGCCCACGGCTCGGCCAAAGCCCGCCAGACTCGCAAGAATTCGGTCATCATCTGGGAGAGACGCGGCCGGGATCTGATGCCAGCAAGCGCACCACAGCATGACCGCCGCGCGGAATCCTTCGCCGCTCGAAAGCGCCGAAAGATCGCTATCGCGCAAACGCACCACATCGAGAGGCATATAGGGGAAGTCGCGGAGGTCGATTTCTGCGCGAACGAGTGGGGCGGTCATTATCTCGGCCCCCCATTCAGCGGAATGGAATTTCTATGCTTCTCGCGGATCTTGTCGGCGTTCTCATATCTGACCGAGACCTTGAGGGATTTTTCCCGCAAATTCTTCGTGTTCCGGCATTCGTTGCAGCAATCGTCCTGATTGGTGGGGTTGAACATGGCCTTGCGGCGGCGCGTGGTGTAATTTCCGCACACGCACTTGACGACCCACGGGCGGCCCCCCGCGCCGGCAGGAACGTCGAGAACGCCGAGGACTGTGAACCGACCAAACCGTTTGCCCCTGAGGTCTTCCTGCCCCGTATGCGTCGCGGGCGCGATCATCTTCGGAGGCGTTTTCCAAAGGTGGTGAACGTCAGCATCCTTCTGGACGAAGTTGTAACTTTCACCAGAGGACATGACCGATGCGGCGGCCTTGTTGATCGGGCGGCTGACGGCGAGTTTGTCGAAAACGTTGCTCATGGCCCAACCGTCCCGGCGTCAATGCGCTCCTGATGCTTGGCGATGCCGTGGGCGATGGTCGTATGGTCTTTGCCGCCGAAATGCTTCCCGATCTCGCGGCAACTCATCTTGAGTTCGTAATAGCCACGATAATAGCAGGCCTGTCGCGCGCGAATGATGCGGTGATCGCGGCAGGGCGAGACAATCTCTTTGACCGAAACCCCAGTCTCTTCGGACACTTCCTCGACAATCCGGCGCATTGCATAGAAGCTGCCGTTTTTTACCGTCTCGGAATGATGGCGGATATTCAGGACGCAACGATATTTCGCCACTATTTTCCGTGAATTATCTTGTACCAGAGGCTTAGGCGGCGCGGGCGGCGGCGGTAGCTGGCGGACGAGCCGGACAACTGGCGCAGGGCGCATCACGCCGAGCCGAGCGCGGCGGGCGCGCACCTCCTCCGGCGTCGGGATATGAAGTGCTTCAAAAGCCATGTTACGCCTCCACACTGATGAATTTCGCCACGGCCGCGCGCAGGGCCTCGCCGTCCTCAATGCCATTGCGGGTGAAATATTCGAGCATCGCCCGGGCGCGCCCCAATGCGATCTGCGCGGCGTCCAGCTCATCGCCAAAGCCATTGCGGATGATCGCCCCGCCATTGGCTGCGAGAAGATGGGAGACGGCGTTTAGCTCTGCGATTTGTTCGGGGAGAGTCGGGGCGGTCATTCTGCGGCGCCCAAAGCAAAGAGGCCTTCCGACTTGTGCTCGTCCAGAGCCGCGATGTTCCGCACGGCCTGGGCGAAATAGGACGGCTTCAATTCGAAGCCGATGCCCTTGCGGCCCATCTTGACGGCGGAATAGACCTCGGATCCGATGCCGAGGAACGGCGTCAAAACCACGTCGCCGGGATTGCTCCAAAGATCGATGCAACGCTCAATCACGTCGAGTTGCAGAGGCGAAATATGGACTTCGTCTTTTTCGTCGCGGCCGCCTCGATATTGCAGCGTGTTGGTCTGGTTGATATCCATCCACACCGGCGAGGCGTAACGCTGCCAGACGAGGACGCTCACCCACATATCGAACGGCCACGGCTTGCGGCCCTCGGCGCGGGTCTGCGCCGCATGGCGCTCATAGGCCTCGCGCGAGATATCGAGGCCGGTCCCGGAAAACTCCTCGAACATGCCGGAAATGGCTTCCGGGTTGTCGCCGGGCTTGCGGAACATCAGCATGTAATCCGCCAGCCCTTGGCCGCTGATGGAGCTATCCTTGGTGATTTGCTTGTGAAGCAGGCGGATGGACTTCGTGCGCTGCTGCGCCACAACCGGGTCTTTCCAAATGCAAACCTCGGAATGGAAGATCCAGCCGGAGTTTTCATAGGCCCGGACGATTTCGCCGCGAAAGTCGCGCATGCCGATAAAGCCGTGCCGCGTCTTGGAAGTCGGCAATTGCATGCAATGAACGGCTTGGATTCGGCCCGGCATGGTGACGCGGAAGAGCTCCTGGATCAGGAACGCGTAGTGCTCCCAAAACGAGCCGCCCTCGTTGTTCGAGATATCGCGGTCGAAGTTGGAAAATTTGTACAATCCCTCAAAGGGCGGCGAGTGGATGCCGAAATGGATGCTGTCGCCCGGAATGGCGCGGATCAATTCGCAGCTATCGCCCTGGTAGATCGCATAGCGATCGGTGATAACCTGATCGACGGCTTTGATTTCGCGATGCTGTTTCATACCACGCACTCCAACCAAGAGGGGATAACCATCGGATTTTGCGGGTTGTAATCGGGGCGATCACGCACCATCCCGCGCACGTTCTGCGCCGACAAATCGGCCATGTGGGCGACTAATGCCGCCGCCATGCGCTCGGCGTCGGCTTCCTTGCGGCGCAGATTGGCGACGACTGCGCCCTCGGTTTCGGCCGCGATGAAATGGACGTTGACGGGCTTGGTCTGGCCGAAGCGCCAAAATCGGCGGATGGCCTGATAGACCTGTTCGAAGCTGTCATTCAGCCCGACGAAGCCCGTATCGGCGCAATGCTGCCAATTCATCCCGTATCCAGCGACTCCAGCTTTCGTGACGAGAACGCGGATACGGCCTTCTGAAAAATCGGTCAGCTTCCGTTCTTTGACTTCGTCGGAATCCGAACCCTTCGTCTCGACGGCGCCGGGAATGGCCTTGGTCAGAGCCTCGCTCTCGGAATTGAGATTGCACCACCACACGAAGGGGCGGTCGGACGGCGTCAGGGAAGCCGCCAGCGCCACGCGTTCCGCCACGGTATCCCTGCGGGCGGCGATGCGCTCTTGCAGGCTGTTGGCCTCCATTGGGAACAGGAGGCCCGTTTCCATCGACGGGGCATATTCGACGCCAACCGTATGTTGGTTCTGGCGCAGCGGCGGCAGATCATAGCCGGCGTCGTCATAGCCAAGATCGGATGGTTTGCGGATCATGACGGCCCAAGACGCCATCCATTTCCAGAATTCGTTTTCGGCATGGCCTTTGAGCCGCCATTTTTGCGTATCGCCGCCGTCATGGGTGAAGAACGTCGCCAGCATGTCGGTATATTTCATGACGCCCAGGAACTCGGCATGGTTGCCAAGTTCCATGAAATCATTCGGGGCAGGCGTCGCAGTCGCGGCGAGGCGAAACGGGATTTGCGCGCATTCTTCAATCAGCCGCGTGCGATAATGGCCCGTAGTCGATTTCAGGATGGAGCTTTCGTCGAGAACGACGCCACCGAATTGCGCCAGGTCGAAATGTTCGATCTTCTGATAGTTCGAGACGAAAACGCCGTTGCGGATATCGTCCTGGATTTTGGCGAGGAGGGTATCAATCCCGAACTTCTCGCCCTCGCGGATATGCTGCGGGGCGACCGCGAGCGGGGCGAAGCCGAGGACGGGCTTCCCGGTGTAGTGCGCAACCTTATGCGCCCAGACCAACTCCATCAGCGTCTTGCCGAGGCCGGTGCCGGCGAAGATCGCGGCGCGGCCCCGACGCAAGGCCCAAGACGTGATATCGTGCTGGTGCGGCTTCATGATCGCCGGCAATTCGCCAACATCGGCCATGCCGGTCATAGGGTCGACGATGCGCTTGCGGGCGAGGAAATCGAGATAGGCGTCGCTCATATCCGCACCTCGGTAATCGTGACGCCGTAAATCGCCTCGGCCAGCTTCCGGCGCAGGCGCCAGTCCTTCTCGCGGGCAGTCCCGTCAGATTTCAATTCTTCGAAAACAACGGTTCCGACCGGCGCGCGGCGATAGCAGAAGTCGCAGCGATAGGAGCTGATCTTGACGCCGTTCACGACGAGCTCGAACCGGGGTTGGAGCTCAATCGATCCGCGCTCGATCTCGCCAAGCCGCTCCTGGATCTTCAAATCGTGGAAGCGGCGCATTTCGGCTTGGGAATCGAACACGATGCCGTTCGACGTGCGGCGCTCCGGCGCGGAGACGACATAGCGCCCGCGCTTTTCGCCAGCTGGCTTATCGAGGCCGAACGCCCCACGCTTCGGAGCCGCCGCTTTCGTCTCTTGCACGACGATCCGCTTCCCGCCCTTGCGGAGCAGTTCGGAATATTCGGTGCGGGAGAAATGGGCCGTCACGAAAACCTCCGGTCCATGATGGATTGGCCGATAAGGTTTGTGAGTTCGATCGCGATGTTCTTGGCGCCCGCTGCAAACAGATTGGCTTTGACCGCGTCAAGGTCGTTGCCGTTCGCGCGCGAGACAATCCATTCGGCTATCTCTTGCGCTGCGCGATTGCGAACGTCTCCATCAATTTTCGATTGGCGAGCTGACACATCATCGCCAGCCTTGGCGCAATCGATGATTTTCCGACGATCATCCGGCGCCATCTTCGCCAGCGCATCCAGTTCGACGCCCTTATCGAGAGACGTTCCGGCGATGTCGTTCAGGTCATCGCCAAGGGCTTCGCCACGGGCGGCGGCCAACTGAATAGCGCGCTCGCTCTTCCCGGTTCCTTCGGCTGTGTCAGACGTAAATCGAGTCGCAGAATTTGCGACTTGATCGCCCTTGCGGTCGCCCCCGTGCTTCGTCTCGGGGTGCAGTTTCTCGTAAATGAACTTGCGACGGAAAACCGCCGACGCTTCTTGCGCCGGCGTCAGGTTGCAGCGGATCAGGTTCTCATCGATCTCGGCCAATTCGGCGTGAAGGTCATCCATGTCCACGACGAGACAAGCGACCGCGCGCCATTTGAGCGCCAAAGCCGCTGCATAGCGATGGTGGCCGGCGATAATCTGGTAGGCGTCAAACGGCGTCGTTCCACGGTGCCGTGTGACCTTGTGGACGCAAATCGGGTTGATCATTCCAATTTGGCCGATCGATTCCGCCAGTTTATCGACGTTCGATTTTTCGATCGGTCTGGCGTTTGCTGAGCGATAGATCAGGCCGAGTTCGATATCCTGGATCATTGCGCCGATTTCTTTCCGACCGGAGTGCCAAGGATACGCAACTTATTGACGGCCCCGACTTTCAAGGCGCCGATCGATTTGTTGTAATAGAAGGCATTCCACGCGAGAGCTGCGGCGATCATCAGACCGTTCCCGCGCCCACCGAAAGACCGGTTCAAAAGGGCTTCGACGAATGTGTTTTCAGGCGAGCCTTGGCGCAAACCATCATTGGCGACGACCCGCGCCCAAAACACAGCCGCCTTATCGGGGCAATACCGAAAGGTCTGGATCATGACAGCGGCGACACTTCCGCTTAAGACGCGTTTTTTGATTTGCCAGCGGCCGCCTTCCATCGCGGCGTCGATCAGTTTCGCCTCTCGCTCGAACTCATGCGCGACATCGCACCGAACATCGATAATCGCCATCTCGACGGTTGACATTTCATCGGCGCGGGTCGGGACCGACATGTGGTTATTGATGATCGGAACGGCGTTGAAGATCGCTTCTGCGATAATCTTTTTGACGCCAAGTCTGCCGGCCAGATCGACGGCGTTAAGGGCCTGATTGGTTGTCCTGATCCGCTGGATGCCATGTCGGTCGAATCGCGCATAAAGCGACCCGACGTCACTTTCATCGGCGCAATCGACGACGACGATATTAAAAAGCGCGGGCTGGCCGTATTCACAGATTGCGCTGATCCGGTGATACCCGTTGACCAAAATCAACTTCCCGCCCGGCAACCGCGCAAAGGTGATCTGCGAAAAATCCGTCCAATATCCGCGCCGCAAATTTTCGACATGGCGCGCGATGAAAACGGCGGCGCGATCCATTCTGTCTTTCTGAGGAGCGTAGAAGCATTCGCGCAAAATCCACGACGCCAGATCCGGCCCGATCATCATATCGCCATGAACGATGCGCGGCGGCTGAACGACTTGCAGAAGCGGGGCTGTTTTGGTAGGCTTATTAGGTTGTTTCGACATCTTAACTCTCCACGTTAGCCCCGCCGCACCCACGGCGGGGTTTTCATTTGAACATCCGATCGATCTTGAAGCCCGCCGCGTTCCGAAAATACCGCTCGCTGGAATCGTCGCGCTTGGGCGGCTTTTGCTCGTGCCAAGAAAAGCGGGGATCTTTGCGGGTCTGCTCGCGCTTGCGCCATGTCAGGAAGGCGCGGGCGGCGGCGCGATGCTCTGGCGCGCTCATGCCTTCCTCCGCAGGTCGCGTTTCGTGAAGCGTCCGCGCTGATCCCTGACGGCTGGCTGCGGGGCGGTTTCAGCGGTTGGCTCTATTGCCGAAGCACGTCGCCGTGAAACGCCAGCCCCCGTTGAAGCCGCGTTTTTGTTTTGCCAGTTGATGCGGGCGATGGCGGCGATCAGGCCGAACCGAGCCAGTTCGAAGCAGAGGATGGAAAACTCTTTCTTCATCCGCTCCGGCGATTTTTCTTTCTTGTGCCGGATGTAATATTCGAACACGTCAGGCGGATATTCGCCCTTGAGATTGTTGCAGCCCCAGCACGCGACAACGACGTTATTCGGGCGCGAGCCGTGAAGCTGCGGGAAATAATGGTCGCGCGTTTTTTGACAGCATCGGTTCGCTTTGACCTGATGCGAATTCACAGGGTAAACGGCGCGACCGCAGTAGAAGCAAGCGTCGCTCATTGGCTCAGCCTATCCAAAACAGGCTCGACGCCGCGCCGAGCGATCAGGCCAACAGCGAGCGCGGGGAGCGAAAGGACGAAAGCGACGGTCTTGAGGGTGAGAAGGGCGAGAAACACACAGACCCATGCCGCGAGCATGAGCCATTTCCAGAGACCGAATTTCATAATGCCCCAGCCGGAAGGTGAAGGCCGCCCGCATCATGAAACGCGCGGGCTGGCCTGAATTTCATTTCAGCGCGGGCGCAACAGGCCCGGGCCAGTGCAACGCGATTACGAGCAGATCAACGCGGGACGGCGGGCGGCGCGGGCGGCAACTTTGTTCGCCATTCTTTCGGCGCGATTGTTCGCGCGATAGGTCGATGCAAGCCGACGCTTCTTCGCGCGATGAAGCGGCTTGGGTGACGCGGGAATGTCGAGGCCGTTTATCTGCCGAGCGAGCGAGATCGGGACCATTTTTTTCTTCATCAGCCGGCCGATTGCCATGTCAGTGTCCTTGGTTGAGAAAACATCGCCGCCGGCGAACGCCCGCGATTACAGGTGCGTCAGTTCTTCGAGACGGCGCTGGTCGGCGGCGATCTGCGCCTTGAGCTTTTCAGCTTTGCCAGCGCGCACAACGGGGTCGAGCCACGTCAGAGTAGGGAAGGCGCGCGAGACGAACTCAGGGCCGTAGATCAGCGCCATCTTGCCGAACAGCGGCAGGCAGGGCGCGCTATCGCGGCTGAGCCACTTCTCCACGGCGGAAACCGAAGTATTGAGGTCGGATGCGACATGCTCGGCTGTCTTGGTCGGATAGAGTTCGCGCAAATAGGCGATGATGCGCCCCGCGATCTCTGTGCGTTCGATCCGCACAACTGTCCGGTCTTTTCCCATTTCCATACGCGGCACTCCACGCGAAGATTTACGCGTGAACTGAGCGGGAGCAGAGCAATGCAGGAAGGTAAGAGCGTCGGTCATTGCGAGGCCCCTGAGACGTTCGAGAGCATCGGGTCAGCAGCCCGATATGTGCTGATGGGCTTGGAAATCAGGAAGAGGCCGGCAAGCGCGCCAACGCTGCCGAAGGTGCAAGCAACGGTTTGGATCAATTCCCCCGAAAAGGGCGAGCGAGTCTTCAAAACCCGCTCGCCAAGTTGGGTTGTGCTGCCAAGCACCGTCACCCGACGCGAAGGGAGGACCGCGCCGAATTTCAGGGGCGCCACACGGCGCGAATAGGAAACAGGCGCGATAGGCCGGATGGCGGCAATGGAAACACCATCCGGCCCGCGTGAGGAAGAGTCCCGCAAAGATCGCTCCATCCGGCCCAGCTCATTCTGGACGCGGACCCCGTTGCGGCTGATGCGCCGCGAATTGGAAATGACGGCGGCAGCACATGCCGCTATTTTTTTGGCTCTGGCGCTAAGCGTGGCCATTGGCTCAGGCCCTGTCCGTGACGACGAGGAAACCGGCGATGCCGAGCAGACCGAGAATGGCGATGGCCGGGTTCGGCGCGTAAACGATGAAGGCGAGCGCGAGAATGAAGGCCGCAATGGCGATGAAGAAACCGCTTTTCATGCCGCCGCGCCCTTCTTGGATGGGTTCTTTTTCAAGAAATCATTCGCAGTCACCACGCCGCCAGTCGCGTCAACTATGCGCTGTACCGTCTCCCAATCAGGGGACGTTTCGCCGCGCCGCAGCCGATTAACCGTCGATTGCCCGCGATCAATCATCCTGCCGAAATCGGCATCCGTGATTTTCCGAGAGGCGAGGTACTGATCTAATTTCATACGCATATTATGCGGCCCATGCATAATGCATGTCAAGCATTAAATGCATGGCGCGTCGTAGCATTTTTTTGGCTGTTGCCCAGAATGTTGGAATGCCTCCTGTCAAAAAGCCCCAGCACTCACGAACGCCGACTTTCATGCGCCATTGGCGCAAATATAAGGGCTTGACCCAGACTCAGGCCGGCGAACGCGTCGATATCGATCAAGCTACCTTGGGGCGGATTGAGCGCGGGGTTCTCCCGTATAACCAGGATCTTTTGGAGCGTCTCGCGCTCGCTTACGGCTGCGACGTTTCCGACCTGTTGGAGATCGACCCACTTAAGCCGGACCCGCCGCGCCTCGTTTATGAGAAATTGCGCCATGCGCCGCCCGCGATGCAAAAGCGCGCGATTGAGGTTTTAGAAGCCCTTTTGAAAGCCGGATAATCCCGAATGAGATTTATTGTATTACTCGCGTGCGCCTGCACGATGTGCGGGTGCGCGACGAATCCGCCGCCGCCCGCACCGCCGCCACCTCAACCATTTAACCCCTGCACCAGCGCCGGGGCGATTTTGGCTAACCCCTATTCAACACCTGGCGCGCTGGCGTTGGCGATGGAAGTCATCCGCGTTAAAGGCTGCATTCGCTAAAATAGCCGGTGCCCGAATCCGACATCATTGCGTCGCAGGCAAATAAAAATGCTTGCGATGCATTTTATGCTTGACCGGCCATATGCATGGTGCGCATAATCCATCATCGAATTTTGATGGAAGCCACCCCAATGTTCCACAACCAATCCCTCGCCGCTTTGGCCTCTTTGTCGAAGGACAATCGCGGACTCACCGATGACGAAGTTCGCTCGATCAAGCTGGGCGATCTGGTCCTGTCTGGCGAGCATTGGCGCCGCATCGACGCGCTGAGCTTTTCCGAAAGCGTC